CAGGCGCTTGTTCATCCGCTGGTACTCGCGTTGCTCACCGCGTGAAGACTCGCCAGCAAGTACAGCGCTCTCGGCAATCTTAGCGTCTTCACGCTTCACCTTGAGTTGGACATCTACTTTACGAATCTCAGAAGCGAGGCGCTCCATCTCTGCTACGTCAGTATCAGACAAGTCACGTTCTTCTAGTTCTGCGCTCTTTTTTACGTCTTCGCGCTGGTCGACGTATTGTGACCGCAATGCTTGCAGGTCTTTGATGGGAAGATCAGTCATTTTCTTTTTTCTCTTCAGCACGCGCATAAACCGACGCGGCCTGATATGCTGGATAAGTTACAGGAGAAACGTCAAGCAGACGCCCCACCTTATCGATAACTCGCACATCATCAGCGTCCCGCGATTCCTCCTTGATGGTGAACGCGAAACTGCTTTGGTCGATGTCGCCGCGCTTGATCATCTCGTACAAGTCTTTGCCTGCTTGCGTGTTGCTCAAGCTGGCGCGGTAGAACAAGCCGGTGTCATCTTGCGACAGCTCCAGCGTTCCGTTGCTTGTGCGTGCCAATGGTACCCCGTCATGGTTGATGAGTAGCCTAACGTCGTCGTCAAGTACGTCAGAGAAGGCGCCTTGTGCAATGCGCTCTTGGAACGGTCCGATGTCGGTGACGCTATCGAACACAGCTGCGTAGCCTTCAACTACCATCTCGTCGTCATTGGCGCGCATCTCAGCCTTTCGGAACTGTACGCCGTTGGCTTCTGCTTTCTGCGACTTGCGTTCAGCTACACCGCTGATAAAGTTGCGCACCTCACTAATGCGCTCTTTGTCGGTGCCTGGTGTGTTGGTGTAGATGGCCACCAGTTGCATGTATGTGGCCTTGTCCGTCCTGCGGCTTACGTTGTGTAACGTCCGCTTGACGTAGTTAGGAAGGTGATTGTCCGTTGTCATCGCTTGCGATTTTGTCTGAGTAGGCGCCAAGGCGGTCAAGTGCAATTTGATTGACTTGCACCGTATGCGTGTCGCCTCCTGGTGTTGGGTTGAGTTCCTCGGTGGCACGCACTTCGTTGATGTTCATGACGCCGTTCTGTAGCATCTGAGTGTAGAAGCTAGACCGCGCCTGCATATCACCACGGAACAGGTCGTTCAGTGAGAACTTGAAGTAGTGGTTGCGTGCCTCGCGCATAGTAAGCAGCTTACTGGCCAGCTCCTGCTCGATGCGCTTGGCCCATGGCAGGACCGTATGACGCGCAAACATCAGGTTCTGTTGCTCGACGTTGTTGTATGTCGTCTGTGACTCCAGCTGTACCAGCGCTGGCGGTACACTGAAGATGCGGCAAATCTCTTCAGCTTGGAATTTGCGCGTCTCAATAAACTGCGCCTCCTCCGGTCCGATGCTGATGCGGTTGTACTTAAAACCGAAAGGCAGCAGCTTGGTGCCTGCTGTCGTCTTGCTTGCGTTCCATGAGCGCTGCAGTACCTCCATCTGTTCCGACTTCAACGGCTGCTCGCTGGACAGTACGCCAGTCATCTGGCCACCGTTACCAAAATACTGCGAACCGTAATCTTGTGCGGCTTGTGCCAGTCCGAGGTTCTCGCGGTGCAGCTGGATAGGTGACCGCCTTTGCAGGTTGCAAATCTCCAGCATGTCCTCTTGCGCGATGATCGTGCTATCGTGCAGCTTGAACAATACCCGACCGTCTAAAACGCGGCGCTCGACTTGGTCGGTATCCACGCAAGTCAGTGCCACAGGAATACCGCCGGCACCGCGTTCAATGACTGCATATCCGCAGCCTTTCATAACAGCCTGCGCAATGATGCTCTCCCAAAAGTAAAAGGCGGTTTCGTAGGCGTTGGGCCGGTAGGTGGTGACATCCAGCGCCGGGTGTTCGCCAACGAGGTCACGGCGCCGCCCGTCGGTGACGTACAGGTTGAGAGTAAGTGAGGCCAGTGTACTGGCAATCTTGTAGACACAGGCGTAAACCGTAGAGATACGGATACTTGTGTCGTGGGTCATATTGGCGCCCGCTGTCGTGGGTCCATACAGGCCGACCGCGGCAATAATGTCTTCAGGCCGATCAAGGCCAATGCGCGCACGCGCTTCTTTTACAAACTTCTGAAGCCTATTTGCCATGTACGCAAGGTAAAAAAGCGCGGGGAGCCTTTGCCCCCCGCACCAACTAAACCAAAATATGAACCAGCACTAGAGGTTTATCACCTGAAGGAGTGGTTCCGCCTCTTGTGCGTTGTTAAAGTAACAACCCATTGCCATGATGCTGGCCACGATTCCGTCAACTTTTTGGCTCTCGCTGTTCTTCTTCTTTGTCACCTTGATGTTATCGGCCTCGTCGCGCGCTAAATGAACGCACCCCATCTGCCAGCGAAGTACATCGTGGCCCCCGTGGATGACCTGGCCTTTACACAGCAACACCTCAAACTGTTTGGTGGGGTACGACATAGAGGCGTAGCCTTGCCCAAACGGTTGGCATTCAATGTTATCTAGAAACGGAACTACCAAGTGCGCGATATAGCGGTCATACGCCAGCGCTTGCAAGTCGTAGTCTTCAGCCAACTGCATAATGTGGTGACGCACGGCAAGCATGTCTGTCACGTTGCCGTCTGTTATGCTTACCATACCCAACCGTTCGTAGGTGTAGTAGTCAACGCCACCGCTGAGGCTCTTGTTTTTGGCTTTGTCTTCGTTGACAAAGTGGTGGCACTTTAGATAAAAGCAGTCGTTGGCGTCATCTCGGAAGATGAGCGCTACAGCCGTCAAGTCCTTAGTGCTAGAAAGGTCCATACCGGCATAGCATGGTAGCGTTTTCAAGTATGCTTCGTCTACTGGTGCCGCGCCTCTCATGAACTCTTCGTCGGTCACCCACCGTTCTTCGCTCGCTGTCCAAATATTTAGGTGCAAGCGCAAGAAGGTGTTGATCATGCGCGGGTTCTCCTGGCACCGCTTTACCTCTTGCTCGAAGTAGTCCTTCTTGCAAATTGTACCGAAGCCCGGGTTCGCCTTCGCCCACGTCGCCTCCTGCGTCCAATCATCGTTCTTATCAGCTGCATAGATAACCGGCAGGAATGTATCATCCTGAATGCTTCCTTCTTTGACCTTCTGCGCATACTCGTGAAGCTCGAAACAAATGCTGGAAGTATCGTGGCCTGCGGTCGTGATTGCTATCACCAGCGGTTGAGTACGTGCACCAGTCGAAGTCTTCAAGACATCGTACAAGTCACGATCAGGAAAGACGTGAAGCTCGTCTAGAATGACGGCATGGGCGTTGAATCCGTGTTTGGTTTTTGCCTCAGCTGATATGGCCTTGTAGAAGCTGTTCTTGTACTCGATGGTGTTGCGCAACACTTTGCCGTGTCCAGACAGCTTCGGGTTGGTGGCACACATCGCACTGGCAATCTCGAAGACAATGCGCGCTTGGTTACGATCGCCGGCTGCTGAGATAATCTCCGCGCCTGGCTCGCCGTCAGAGAAGAGCATGTATAAGGCGATGGCAGCGCATAGATTGCTTTTGCCATTCTTCCGAGGTACCTCAATGTATGCTTGGCGGTACTGGCGAAGGCCGTCTTCACGGAGAGTTCCAAACAGCGGCTTGATGATGTCGTCTTTCTGCCAGTCCTCCAAGATGAACGGTTCACCGCCAAGCGCACCTTTGACGTGGGTGCAATACTTCTCAATCCAATCGACCGCCTTCTGTCCCGACTCCTCATGATAGTAGCTTGCCATGGTCCAAAATGTACTGAATAGCCGTGCGTGCGTTTGAGCTGTAGTGGACATGGTTCTCTACCACGCCGCCACAGATATGTTGAATCTCACACTTTTGTGTGTCGTCCAGCGGGAACTCCTCTTCCCAACCCATTCGGACAATGAACAGGCCGGTGTACGTATGGCTGGCGCTGTTAAACGCTACGTCCATATCATGCAGGCTTTGTAAGGTACCTGGTCCGCCGACGGTTTCGCGAATCCACTTCCACTCGAACATGCACCAAAACTCCTGAGCGTGGTTGCGGTAGATGCAATCGATGTCGTGAATGGTGGCACGCCGGTCGCGCGCCATCTCACTCACATACCTGTTCATCACGTGGATGCTGTTGGGGTTGCGTATCGGCTTCATGCGAAGTCTGGATCTTCGGTGTCTACGTTGCCGACGCCAAGCGCCTTGATGTACGCGCGCTTTTTGTCGCGTAGTCGCTGCAGCTCGATATACTCTGGCCTCGTCTTGTGCATGGTTTGGCCTTTGTCACCATGCGTGGTGTAGGTCATGCCTTCGCGATCAACGACCTCTTGCAAGGTGCGTTCTTCATCTACAATCTTGGCCAGCGTGAACACCAGTTCCTTGGTGTTTTCGTCTGCTGGTCCTGTGCTCTCTATGTTTTTGAGCAGTGTGGTATACGTCTCTGTTGTCATGGGACTGGTTCAAATTGGGTTCAACTTTACACGAGTGA